GCCCTCCTTCTCCTCCTTCTCCTTCTCCCCCTCTTCCTCGCCCTTCTTCTTCTTCATGAAGGCAGCGACGGCATCGGGGACGTCGTACTCGGTGCCGTCGATCTTGATCTTGGCCATGTCGTTCCTCGTCTGGGGCGTGCCCCGGTGAATCGTTCCGTCGCCCGAATCGAGTCGGATCGACGCGGTTGGGCCCGCTCGGCCCTCGGGCACTATAGCCACGTGATTGCCCAGGATGCCAACCTGCACGGCGTCGAAGCGATGGTCGGAGCCCTTCGCGTCAGTGTAGGTTCCCGGCCTGACGAGCGTCTGGCACGAGTAGCCGCACGAGAGCTCGTGGACGCCTTGGTCGACTGCGTCGATCGCAGACTTGGCCGTGATCAGGAGGTCGGATCGGAGATGGTCATCGGCCCGATCTGGTCTTCCGATCTGCCCGACCTGATACCGCGCGACCGTGTCGGGCCCGAGGTTGTCGGGAGGATGTCCGAGGGTCATCGGCGCAAGGGCGAACGATTCGACCGACTCGGCGTCGAAGACCTCCTGAGGAGGGCGAAGCTCACGGATTCGTCGGGTCTGTCCCGCCGCGTCTCGGACCTCGTAGTCGAAGACGCCCGCTCGGCTGATGAAGCCCTGGGCCCTCAGGAAACCGTGCCGGGTCCGTCTCGGCGCCTCGAGCTCGTACAGGTCGAAGCGACGAACCCGCTCCCCCGGCTGAACCTCGACGGTGCCGGCGTCGAAGCGAATCACTCCGTCCTGGTTACGCTCACCGGCAGGCTCGAATTCGCTGATCGAGTGACCGTGCTCCCCGAGCCATTCCCGGGCAGCCTCGGTCGTCCATTGCTCTCGAGCAAAGCGGAAAGACTGGACCTCGGGCTTCTCTTCGCCGGTACGGCGACCCATGAGGGCAGAGATGCCGGCAGGTAGCCCCTCGCTTGATCGGAAGAGCTCGCCAACGAAGAGGCTCGGGTCCTTCTGACGGGCAACGTGCTCGCTCTCGAACGGCATCAGGTTGCCCCAATGTTCTCGGGTTCAGGCAATCGAGTCAACGTCAGACGTCCTCGAGGTCGCCCTCGTCGAGGCCCTGAGAGGCCGGATCGTCGCCGAAGCTCGACCTCGTGTCGACGGATCCGTCGTCGCTCATCTTCCGGATCCGCTCGACGTCGGCAGCGTTCTCGGGGACGAGGACCGTGTATCGGTGGCCGTCTGCGTCGGTCTTCTGTCGTCGAATCATGAGCTACTCCAACACGAGGAATTCACTCTGCGGACCGAAGACACCGTCGACCCAGCCTTCGCTTTCGTGAGTGACGAGGATTTTCGACGCTGGGACCTCCTCGGCGATCACCCGGCCACCCTTACCGGCGAAGGTCTGAGCCACCCTGCGATCGCTCGTCCACGCCGAGACGGATCCGGGAACGTCGAAGTCGGTCTTCAGGCCTCGATACAGCCGGACCGAGCTCTTGCCCTGCTTCTTGAGCTGAGCCTGAGTCGCCGTGTACAGCCGGCGCAGATCGCCTCGAGCTCGATCACGGTCTGCCTTCGGGATCCGAAACTCGACCCCGCTCCTCTGGTACGGCACGCCCTCGAGACCAAACTCCTCGATCGCTGCCCTCTTGAGCATGATCGAGGTCCGTCGCGACGACCCGTGCACCCACTCCCAAAGCATCCAATCCCGGCGCTCCTCGTGCTTCGCTGAGTCCCGAGCTTGCGGGAAGTTGCGGAGCCACTCGGCGTTGCGCCGGGCCTCCGTCTGCTTTGGGCTCAGCTCGATCACAGTCCCAGAGCGCGGCAGCGTCGCCTTCGGGTTCGGGGCCGGCTTCGGCGGTACCGCTCGAGGCTTCGGCTCCTTCGTCCGGCGCTTCGCTGCTACCGGCTGCGAGGAGGCCGGGATCTCGAACCCGCCGGCAGGACCGATCGAGGGAGCGTCGTCGACGAGGTCGCTCAGGACCGGCTCGGCGTGACATCGGCAGTTGATAGGCTGCCCCGGGTGGCCGTCGTCGGGGGGCCTCGACCACGAGAAGATCTTCCCCTCTCTCGCCGCGTGCTCTGGCCTGACCCGAGCGTCCCTCGAGGTTCGCCAGATGTATCGGGTGACGCCGAGCCTCGTCTGACGGATCCGGCTCAGGTCGCCCTGATACTTCGACACCTGATCCCGGGCGATGAGCTTGGCCCGCTTCTTCGCCTTCCTGACCTCGGTCCCCGAGCCGAGGAAGTTGCGCTCGAGGTCCCGCTGAATCGACTCGACCCGACGGCCGGCTCGTACACCGTCGCCGACCTGAGCCTCGACCTTCGCGAGGAAGTCAGCGGAGACCCGCCTGATTAGCCTCGCGTTACGCTGAACGAAGTCGTCGACGAGAGGGCCGAGGAACGGCTCGGAGGCTACCGGGTCGACGCCGAGCACGGTGCGGAAGGCCTGACGCTGGTTCTTCTGGTTCTGGCTGCCGACCTCCTCTGCCGCGGCTCGAGCGGGTCCTTCATTGTCGACGGACCCAGCCCAGACGAGCTCGGCCCGATCGATCAGGCCTGAGAGCTCGTCGCCCAAAGCGTCGGCCCTCATCTCCTCGGGGGCTCCTGCGACGAGGCTAGGGATCTCGGGGATGATCACGTCTCGGACGACGGCCGAGAGCTCGGCGATCGCCCGGTTCAACGCCTTCCGGTAGCCGAGCTCGGGACGCTTGCTGATCTTGAGTCGGCCAGGGCGCCGGAGCTTCTGGAGCTGGCCTCGGGAACGCTGAAGGGCGACGGCCGTCCGAACGCCCTTGGGCTCGGCAGCAAGGACCGGATCAGCCACGGCTGGATTCTACACGAGGAAGCGCCGGACCCGGCCCTTCTGGGCGATCAGGCGATAGAGCCGGGCCTCTGGCCCCTTCTTCCTGCCCGGAGTCGGGAGCATGGCTCTGTGCTCCTCACAGGCTGCCTGAGCCTCGCCCTTGACGACGAGGAGCCAGAGGGGCCCCTCGTCGCATCCCGCCGCGAAGCAGGTCTCGGGGGTCGGAGTGTTCGGATCGAGATCGCTCATTCCCTCGTCCTCGCCAGATCCAGCTTGGTCGCCTCGAGATCCGGATCGTCCAGATCGAGCACCTCCTCGTCGCCTTCCTCGTCGCCCTCTTGCTCGATGTCCAGGTTGTAGGGTGACGATGGATCGTTGATCAGTCGAGTCCTCGCCTCCTCTGGGCTGATCACCTGATTCTGGATCAGCGTCTGATCCGTCTGAGCGTCTTTCAGCCGAGTCTCGCTCGTCTCCTGCTCGGTGGGCTGAGTCAGGGGGATCGGGTCGACGGTGTAGCTCTCGGGGACCTTCCCCTCGGTGGGCCCGGTCTTCGACCGGAAGAGCAGGTCAACGATGTACTCGAGCGGGCGTCGGATCTTCTTCTCCCACTTGTTCGAGATCCCATCGTAGAAAGTCGTCCTGCCCGACTTGTCGTCGGTCGTGAGCCCAGTAGGGGGCTGCGCGAAGAGGATCGACAGCGGCATCTCTGCTGCCGCGGCGAGCCTGTCCATCGACTTGATGATGATCTCGGGGATGCCTGAGAGCTGAAGGGTCCGGCGCTCGTAGTCCTCGCCGTCGTCCTTGATGATCGCGTTGAACGCCGACGAGCAGAGTGCGACGAGCTGAAGGCGCTTGAGAACCGTCCCGTTCTCGTCGTGCTCGATCAGCTGGTTCAAGCCTTTGATGGTCATGACCGCCTGCACGAGGTCCTTGAACAGCGCCTCCACGTAGTCGTACAGGGTCCCGTATTGCCGGAGCGGCTCATAGACCCGCTCGATCACTGGGTCGCCCCAGCCGTCGCCGTAGATGTCGGTTCGCTCGTTCGTCCGGATGCCGGTCAGCTGGATCACTCGGCTATGGTGGATCCTGCCGTCGGGGAGGTCGCCGGAGATGATCGGTTGCGCCGTGAAGTAGTCGGGCTTGCGGAAGTTTCCCGACATCATGTCCGGATTCCTGGGGCCCGGAAAGATCTCGCGCTTCGAGACGACGTTTAGGAAGTCGACGCTCTTCACTGCTTCGAGGTTCAGCGGCTTCGACGGCTCCCTGCCGTCGTCGACACCGAGGATCATCGCAGCGCCACCGTCGAGCCGGTCTAGCCGCATGAGCTCATAGAAAGCTTCGCGAGCACCGAGGACCTTCAGCGCTTCGAGCATGTCTCGACCGCTCGTCTCGTCGATCCCGCCACCCTCCTGAGGAACCTCGATCTTGATCCACCTGCGAACACTGTGCTCGGCAGGGGCGTCGACGATGCGGGCAAAGATCGCGTCTTGCCGATACATCGACTCGATCTCTCCGCACTCGATCTTCTTGTCTCGGGTCTTGAACCGGGTCGCCGTTCTTGGATCCCTGCCCGGCTGGTTCAGCGACGTCAGGACGTTTGACCAGCCGTCGAGCCTCTCCCCAAGGAGCTCGGCGAGCTGACCGAGCTGGGCGTCGTTCAGGGTCGGCAGGGCTGCTAGCGCTTCATCGAGGCTCATCCGTCACTCCTTCACCATGCGACGGGCCCGGCGTAGAGCCTCGGCCGTCTCGCTGATCTGCTCGGAGATTAGCACCTGCGTCAGGGTGTCGACTCGATCGTTCCGACGGGCGAGCGGGAATCCGCAGACCTCGTCGAGCCACGCCTTGACCCATGGTTTCGCATGTTTGTCTGGAACCCAAACGTTGCCCGCTTCAACGAGCGGCTGGCACGCCCTCGCCCGCTCGATCTTCGATCCCTGAGGTAGGACCTCGATCAGACCCGGCACCTCGGAGTGCAGGATCGCAACGACGGCAGGCCCGATCGCCTTCGCCTCGATCAGCTTCTTCGTCGCTTCTGGCCAGCGGGTCGAGACTGCTTTGATCGACGCGATCGACTCGACGATGCTCCTCCGGCCGTGGTCCTCGTCGAGGAGGTACACGTCGGCCCCTCTGATCCCGAAGACCCCACCATGCGCCCTCGAGCTGGGATCGATCTCCTCG